CATAATTTTTTATTATCACAATCTAACCAAAAACTTAAAATATCTCCTGAAGAAAGAGAAGTTACACCTGTACTAGTTACAGTAATTGTACCCATTCCTACTGGAGCACCTCCACCACCATACATTTGTCCAGCAGCAGTTTGCCATGTAATTATATAATATTGTCCATCTGTATTTCCTATACCAGATTGCCCTATACCAAAGGTAGGAGCATAAGAATTTACAGTTTCTGCTCTACATTCCCAGTACCATTTGCCAGTAAGCATACCAAAAGTACCTGAATTGTTACCTGCACTACTACCAGTACTTTGTAGATTACCTTCAGCTAAAGCATTATTTGCTCCCATATATGCTCCATTGTAGGTCATAAAATTACCACCATTAGAATCAGAGTTGAAGGTTGGAGAGTCTAGCATTTGATCGTGTGCTGATAAATTAGCAGTAGTAAAATCATTATTATTTCCTGATACATCATTACCTAAATCACTACTAGAAGCAAAATTTAAATAGTATCCATTATTACCAAACGTGAGTCCACTTGGGTCTTTGGGAATCCACACACCATTTTTTGTTTCACCATAAGAATCTGGACCATAGGATTGTCCATCATTAAAAACTATTTCTGCTAATTGGACATCACAACCTTCTTGCCCTGTACCTTTACCACTAAGTCCACCCCAACCTTGTAATACTCCATCTTGATTCATAAATGATATATCTTCATTTTGTGATATATCAGTTTGAACAGATGCACTAGAATATGTTGGTTCTACTCCATTAACGTATAAACGAACTCTATTAGAAGCAGTTGCCTGTGTGCTATCAAATCTTAATACACAATGATACCATGCTGAAGTATCCCTAAACTGCATATTTGTTGTTAAACGACTATCTCCAAAGTTTCCACCAGTAAAATTAAAATTAGCAACACAATCATTATTATTTGTAAAGGGCCAGAATACATAAGCTCCACCACTTGTTCCTGCACAGAATACATTACTACTTTGCGTAGAAGTGCTTGTAACATTATACCTTTTCCACCACCAACTATAAGTAAAAGTTTTACTACTTGTGGGAGTACCTGCTGTTATTTTTAAAGTAGTGTTATTAGCATCACTCATGCGTAAAGAATGTGCTATTTGATGGGTATAGAAATCACCACCACCTGCTGATGCTGCTGCTGCAGCTGCTCCCATTAAATTATTTTGAAATACACCCATTATGCATATGCCTGTGAAATGATCATTTGAATATCTCCACCTACTCCATCACTTGAAGCAGAAACTATTATGTAATCTAATCTGTCTACAGCACCATTAGCTGCTGACATGGTGGGATCTGTACCACCTATAAACTTGAAGTCTGCGTTATAAGCCATTGTACCACTTCCTCCACTCTGTGTCAAGAAAATACTTCCTGTTTGTCCTGTAACACAATTAGTTGGTTTAGCTAATGTATGTGCTGCAGTAACAGTTGTTGTAAAATTCTGTGCTGTAGCAAAGTTTAAAGCTACAGAGGTTACTCCATTAATGGCTGTAGCACAAACAGCTGCTGCTGCTCCTCCTACGACCTTTAAAGTACCTTCTAAACTTGTAGCACCTGATACTCTCATACTTCCAAGTACACCTGTTGCACCTGTAATAGTTGTAGCACCTGTAACTTTAAGTGTACTTCCCATACTTACAGCAGCTTTTAAAACTGCTGCTCCAGTTATTGTAGTAGTACCTCCTATATGTACATTGCCACTAACACATACATCATTATCAAATTCTACTTTATCACCAAATGTTTTATTAGTAAATGTTTGTGTTGCTGCAATACCTGCTATTGTATCTGTTACTGCAGGTAATGTTAAAGTTATATTTCCTGAAAATGCAGAATGAGCTGGTGCTTGAAGAGCAGCATAATGAGCATTACCTGATTCACAGTATAGTCTAACTTCTGATTGTGATCCACCATTCTTAACAGCAATTAAACCACTAGATACCATAACATTTCCTGTTATAGTAACTGTCCCTCCAAGAGATGTATTACCTGCAACCACTAACTCTTACAGTTCCTAAGAAACCTGAATTTCCTGTTATTGTTGTAGTTCCTGTAATCTTAGCTGTACCACCTATAGAAGTATTACCTGCAATATCTAATGTACTAGCTAATGTAGCAGCACCTGATACTCTAACAGTTCCTAAGAAACCTGAATTGCCTGTTATAGTAGTAGTACCTCCTACTTTTAAAGTAGAATTAATAGAAGCTGTACTTTGTAAATGTGTAGCTCCTACTATTGTTGTTGTACCACCTACATATAAATTACCACCTATTGTTGCATTATTAACAGATATGTTTCCTGTTATAACTGCAGGTACATTTGTTAAGTTTGCACCATCTCCAAAGAAAGCTGAAGCACATACTTTTTCAGCAAAGGTTCCATTACCTGCTACTGATAAAGTACTTTGTAAATGTGTAGCTCCTACAACTGTAAGAGTGCTTTTAAGTACTGCTGCTCCTTCAATAGATGTAGCTCCAGATACTCTAACAGTTCCTAAGAAACCTGTATTACCTGTTATAGTTGTTGCACCTAATACTTTAAGTGTACTTCCTAAACTTGTTGCTCCTTGTAAATGTGCAGCTCCTATAACTGTAACTGTACTTTTCATTACTACAGCATCTTCTAAACTTGTTGCACCTGATACTTTTAATGTTCCACCTACTATAGCATTTGCTACAGATATATTACCTGAAATTGGAATACCTGTAATATTAGTACCATCACCATAAAAAGCTGAAGCACAAACTCTTTCTGAAAAGGTTGCTATACCAGCAACTTTAAGTGTACTACCTAAACTTGTTGCTCCTTTTAAAACTGCTGCTCCTGCTATTGTAGCTGTAGAATTAAAAGTTGCTGCACCATTAACACTTAATGTACTTTGTAAATGAGCAGCTCCTGCAACTGTTACAGTTCCACCAAAATTTGAATTACCACTAACAGATATATCATCATCAAAAGTTACTTTATCACCAAATGTTTTATTTGTTAATGTATCAGTAGTAGATGTACCTACTAATGTAGCAGTACTTACTGGTAATGTTATTGTTATATTACCACTAAAAGAAGAATGTGGAGGAGATTGTAAAGCTGCATAATGTGCATTACCAGATTCACAATATAGTTTTATATTAGATTGTGCACCACCATTTTTAACTTGTATCTCTCCACCAGATACCATTACAGCACCACCTATAGTAACAGTACCACCTATCGTAGCATTGTTTGTAACTATTAAACTAGATACTGAAACATCTCCAGTAAATGTTATGCCTGTTATATTAGATCCATCACCATAATATGCAGAAGCACAAACTTTATTACTAATTTGTAAATCACCTCCAACAGATGCATTACCATCTACACCAAAAGTTCCTGTAGCTTTAACTGCACCAGTAGATATTTGTAATGCAGCATTAGTACCATCACCTGATTGTATTTGTTGTAAATCATTTGTTAAACCAGTATTAGTATTTGCACTTACATTTACTTTTAATAACTGTTTATATGTTTCTGATATTTGTTTGTTTGTTAATGTACTCATGCGTTACTCCAAAATCTTATTGTGGAATCATCCCAATCAAAACTTGCTTGTTGCCATTCTAAGTTTCTACCACCTGTATCAGGTCTTGGGTTTTGAATTGCTGGATTATCTCTTACGTCTGCTGCTTTATTTTGTGGATGGTTTTTTAAATCAAATGCACCATCAAAACATGTTTGACAAACTAATGTATCATAACTACTTAACTGCATTACTCTATGTGGATATACAAAACTACATTGATCACACATAGCCATTGCATTACGATTAGTTGCCACTAGATATATCCTAACTTAGGTTTTATATACATGCTTGCTCTTTCTCTATCTTCTTCCATAGCAAAAGCTAACTTCTCTTCATAATTTGCTTTTAACATTTGTATTCTATCCATAGGAATACCAGGTCTTTTCATAGATAAATAATAAGATAAACCACATGTTAAAGCTGGTAAGAATCTTTTAGGTACTTGTGCATTTTGTCCTGCAGATTTATTAACATCTTCTAATTGTTTAAAACATTCTATATTTAAAATACCAGTAGTAATATCTGGAGTAGGATATAAAAACAAAGCTATATTATTTACTCCTCTAGTAATTGCATATTGTGTAGGTCTACCTGTAGTTGTTTTATTAGGTAAGTTATGATATTCTTCTCGTGATATTCTTTCTAAAGCTATATCAGTTGATGCTGCACTAACTGCATATGTTACAGCTAATGTATCTAAAATTTCATCAGGTAAAGAAGTCTCAACTGAAGTTGCAGTTACAGCAGTAGTTTGTATAGACCACAATAGTACTCCTTTATTCTGCCATTCATTTAACATTAAGTTAATAGATCTTCTAGCAGAAGCAGGTGTATGACCTAGTGTTTCTTCACCACCAATCATTTCAGTAGCTTCTTGAATTACTTCATCTATATCTAAATTAAAATTATATGTACCTGATGTTGCCATTTCAGTCTACCCTTTATGAACTTTTTGTATTGTAAAAGCAGCTTTTAATGTTGCTCCTTTATGTGGTTTATAACCAGCAGAAGGATTCTTCATTAACTTAAACTCTTTACCTTTTTTCATCCAATGAAAACCTTTAGGTGAGCTTACTGATTTTGTTGCCATATTTTTAATCCTTAATCATAACATGCTGCTACAAGAAGTGAACCACCACTCTTAGCAGAAAATGTTTTTACGTTTGTTGGTTTACCACCTACACCTTGAGCTTTAGATCTTTTTCTTTTTACTGCAGATGTTTTTTGAGATGTAGACATTTTATTTGCTTTAGCTATTGGAACACATTTAGGATACTTACGTTTAGAA